CAGCAGATCCTGTAAATGCCATTTTATCGTCCTCCTTGTTGAGTTGGTAACTTAATTGACCCCAACCCAGGTTGAATTGATGGGCGAGGCACTCTAATGACCCCACTCATATATTGGTCCCGTTTTCCACGGCCCATTTGTTGCGCAGCTACCTCTTGTAAAGCGGTCTCATACGATTGAGTGTAAATTTGCAGCATTTCTGCTGGGCCCTTCAAGAATTTGAAGGCTTCAACAAGGCATCCATAAAGAATTAATGCTGGTGCGTTGTCTCCTATCCAGGTATTAGCATTACTTGAAGTCAATCTATTTGGTAATTTAGATAAACTAACTTCACTAAAGTATGCCGCATCCGGAGTCGGTACTACATATATAGTATTATAGTCCCATTGTGAATAATATTTTGGTGTTCCTTCGGTTGCCCTATTAGGCCAATACTCGTTCATGTAACTTACATCTTTTCGTTCTAAATATGTTCTAGCAGCTCCGACAGCAGTGTAAATTTGAACGCTGTTGATGACTGAAAATTCCGTGGGAGTAAGAGTTGCTCCTCCGGGTAATGTTAAAAATCCTGATGAAGCGGTAAAGTTTGAATATTGATGTGAAGTGAATATTGGTATATCCAAATCACGAAGAATTCTGTTCTCAGTATGTTCTATAAAGTCATTGATTATTGTAGACGTTAAAACGTTACTGTCAGTCTCAGTATAATCCCTTATTTGTGTAACTAATTCAGTATAAGTTGTCATGCGCTCACCGTTGTTGGCCCTACAAATACTAGTCCTCCACCACCATAACCAGTTGCGGTAGGTGTAGAACTAATTGTTATAGTAAAAAAATTGGATTTAAGATCCGGCCCATTAGGGGTAACGTTAGAGGTATCAGGTGTTGGTGTGTAGCCAGAAGCTGATTCCAATTCTGAAGGGGCAACTCCAAACTTATTAGTTCCTTGTACACCCATTCCTTGAAATTGTGTTGTAGTTCCCTCTGTTCCACTGTTCGTTGCACTCCAAAACATAATTGTATCTGATGTAGTAAACCCATGACTAGGAGCATGGACCTTAACTGTAGTACTCCCATTAGTAAAATAAAAAGGATCTACGGGTAAAAGTCTAGTTGTATCCGGTGCAACTCTAGCCGGTCTAGGATGTAATAAAGATTGTGGATCCGGAGAATGCTCATGCGGCATTAATTGAGGAGCCTTAGGTTCATACTCACTTGTATGCACCCATGCACCTGTCCATTCTTGAACCATTTCTGTATAAGGGAATTGTAATCCGCTTCTATCAGAAATAGCCAGAGCAAATTTTCCACTAGCGTGTGCCATTTATCCTACCATTTAGTATTATTTGTACCAGTCCAAGTATATTTGCCACCTTTCTTGGCAGCTCCCATATTTTGCATAGTGCCTTTTACGGGACCTTTACCAGCCATTTTTAATGGTTGACCTGCTCCGCCTTTTACAGTTCCTTTATCACTGTTAACTCCAGCTTTAGCAGGTTTAGGTATAGAAATTTGTCCTCGGCCTTTTAACCAATCTTTGCTCATGTTTCCTCCTACATTTTTACGTGTTTAGTCAAAGGCTGACCCTTCTTATTAATGGTCATGTTATCCAACTTCTCTTTGTTGGGAATATCTCCTTTGCCTTGTTTTCCGCCCATCAAACGCTTTCCGCCTCCAGAACCTTTTGCTTTCGCTTTAAAGGATCCTTTCTCGTGTTGATGTCTTAGTCCATAATCATTTCTCATGATTCCTCCTTTTTACAATTGCAGTCTTTGCATTCACATTGACCACCACAGCAAGAACCGCTGTCGCTACAATGACACTCATGACCACATTTTTCACAAATTGCCATATTAACTCCTATGGTATATATGCCTGTGCCGGTTTAACTCTAAACGAGACTCTTTCTCGGTTAGCATCAGCTGTTCGCTGAAATTCTTCATCATATACAGTTTTTAAATTAGCAGTCAATACTGGTGATCTTTTCATGGATATATAATAAGCTAATCCTGCAACTAAACAAGGAAGAAAATAGAAAGGAACATCCGCATAATTGGAATAATCCCCTGCATCTTGAATTCTATTTATATAAAAATATTTCATAATGTATGCCTTATCCGGACTTGGATAAACAAACATAGTTATATCATTTTCTGGCCTTCCGTAATCACTGCCGGAAGCAGTGGTAACTTGTCCGTTAATAACTGTAAATTGAGTAGGCCTAGCATCTCCAGTTGAAGTCTGTTCTTTCCTGGAAAGATTCATATATTCAGTTCGTGAAATTTTAGTGATTGCCACATCAGTTGTATCTGAATCACCCTCCATATTTGCGGTAGCGTCAGTTGTTGTCGTGATGACAGCATCAACTACGTCAACTACTTTCTGGTCAAGGGTATAAAAGTTTGTACCCGCAACCATCGTAGTTGTCCCATAATCAATTGTCCAAAGATTGAGACCTCTGTTAGCCCATTCTGAAAACATGAGATTCAAGGATCTTCTGGCAGTCTTTAAGTCATAGCCACCAAGAACCTCAAGTCCGCATCTCTCGAATGCCTCCTCTATGATCTCTTCAATTTGAAGATTAAATGTTCTAGTGCCTGAATAAGCCATTTAACCTCCTACGTATATTTTTTCAAAAGCTCTAATACTATTGAACAGGTATCACTAGTAGTGGTTGAATTAAATAGAATTTTAATTCCACCATTCCAGTTTGAAGACTCTGGATTTACAAGACCACCAATGCTGGTAAAATCATATTCTCCTGAATAAATAGCCGTCAGGGCTAGTTCATTTGTTCCTGTAGATTTATTCCACTCAATAGTCATAGCTTTTGCCGGTGCAGTCGCTGAAACGTTAAACCATGCACGATTAATATCTAATCGTGTAACAGCCTTTCCGTTAAGACCACTTGCATTAAAATCTCCAACGGCGAAAGTATAATCCTCGGCAGTTGATGATGCTATTGTAGCTGTATAAGAAACGATGGCTTTTCTCTCTCCATCAAATTGTATATTTGCTTGTTCCGTCATTTTAATTCCCCTTGTACAAGAGTGGGGTCATTACACCCCACTCACGGTTATATTATTTTAAGCACTAGTTGCTATTGGTGTGGATAGTGTTTCAGCTTTCCACGTTGAATTAGTTCCATCATCGGATACGCAAGTAAGTTTAACTCTTCCATTAACAGCTGTTGTAGCCGCCAAAGTTAAAGTGTCACCTGCAACATCAGATGCTGGATTAGCAGCAGTGCCGGATTCAAGTTGTGCCATCAAGAACCAGTTTGAAACACCTGCTCCTGGTAAAACAAAAATAGCTGTTTTTCCACTCGCTACTGCTGTAGTAATAATAAATTCATATGTTATTCCTACATTTGCAGTGCTCAATGCTGGCATATTAACTACAATGTCATCAGTTCCATCTATTTCAAATAGTGTTCCTGATTCTTGCGCAGTCAAAGTATCAGTGACTGCAGCACCAGTATTAAAAGTTGAACTGTCTACTGTCTGACGAAATAATGCTCGTGTCTGATAAACAGATTCATCTGTAACTACACCAGTATTAGCGGCTATGGAAATAGATTTGAATCCATTCTCCGACCTAACTGGTCCATTAAAAGTTGTTGTTCCCATTTGTCTACCCTCCTAAATAAGTAGTCGTTTTAAGTCTAACGGGGTTTAGTAAAGAGGGCGAAACTAACTTCGCCCTCTTTTATTTATTTTACGCTGCGCCTGGGGTGCCAAATATTCCACGCCAGTCAGACCAGCCGAAGCTGTATCTTTCTCTCGCTTTATATCTAACGTTTCCAGTGTCGAAGTCGCCTTCCATTGCAGTTCTAATAGGCGCCCTATTGAAGTGTTTAAGTCCATTAGGGGCATCAGTTTTAACGTACCATGCATCAGTGTCAGTCAAGAAATTGTTGATGACATAACCTTGTGGGACCATGCCCATAGATTTAATTGCATTGATATCATTATCTGCTGTGCCTACGCGTCCTGCAGAGTTCAATAACCTTTCAGCTACGAATTGAAGATTTACCGGAAGAATTAATTTCATGCCCCTTAGAGCAATTTTTAATCCTCTTTCATCCTTCATCTCCGCAATCTGGATAAGAGCCGCTTCTAACGAAGTTTCGTTAAGATCGGCAGCAGTGGTTAATAGATTTGTTTGGTTTCCACTAAGCGTTGGATGGTCGTTAGCAACTAATAGTGCTCCGTCTCCACCAGTATAGGTAGCTGTAGTTGAATTATTCAACACATTTGAACCTTTTACTTGTTTAGTGTTAGCCATTGATCTAGCCAATGCCTTTGTATATCTAGTGCTGATTTTGTCGTAGAGATTATCCTCTACGGCTTCTTCAGTTAATGAGAAAGCCAAAGCGACAGTCTCGTTGGTATACCTAGCAGTGTAAGTTTCTTGAGCGTCATCGTATACAATACCTTGACCCTCAGGTTTTACACTAGCGTTGGCGAAACCACCAAGCATCACTTCTTCTTCAAACGCACGATCAGAACTCTCTGTTTCAAAGATTTCTGCGTTTTGATTTTCGTATCGGTCGTATTCTAACCCGAACAGTGCATTCAAACCTGGTTCGAGTTCTTTGACCAATTGCATACGTGATATGACCATTGATTATCTCCCTAAGTTAGAATGTATGAGTAGCATTGTTATAATAACGATGTTCGTTAAATTTAACAATCCAATTAGAGTTTGCTGACGCCGCATCGCTATTAGAAGGGTCTTCTGAAAGTCCCATAATAACGAATTGTGCTGTAGCTCCAGAAGCGGTCACTGATGCAGCCAATTCTACTTTTGATTGGCCGTTAATAGTGGATCCTGCAACGTATGTCGCCATGTCAATATTGTTATTGACTGCTGACGCATATGTTAACGTTCCGGAAGCTTGTACTACAAACAATTTGCTCGGATCATCATAGACATACGCATCAATCGTACCCTCGGTGATGTTTATAGCACCAGGATAGTAATTTGACCACGTTGGTTTACCGCTAGTAGGATCGATATAGTAGCAACCATTGAAAATACCAATGCAACAGATATTACCCGCCGCAGCAGAAGCTATATAGCCTGCTGAAGGGGTTACGGCTGCACCAGCATCGGATCCATCTCCAACGAAGACAGGGTCTCCTTTGTAAATAGCTCCAGTTTGGTTATCCTCAATACGATACTTTGTGGTACCGCCATTTTGGATATTGCTACCTAATTCACCTACCGGTCTAAAACCAAATGGCGCGTCTACATTTGCCATGATTTTTCCTCATAGTAATTAGTTGTGACCCACTCCTCATGAGTGTGTCAAAATTGTGTAAATTATGTGGAAAACCTACTAGGTTTTTTTGCCACCAAAACTTACGCGAGTGCTTCTCTCCGAAGAGATCGGCATACTAGGATGTTGGTCCTTAAGTGGATCGTTTGAAATCGCTTCATCCTTATCTTTCGTCAGTTGATGAAAGTAAGCATTTCGCTCATTAACGGTTTCCTCAGGAATCCTTGCTAGCATTAAACCTCCAACAGCTATAACACCATTATATTTACCTGAATCTAATTGAGGCCATTCAGTATCAGGATATTCATCCGCTCGGACAAATTCCCAACCTTCCCGTAGTCTGGCAGAGACATTTTTATTGTCCAGCTGTCCTACTACTTCGGCCCTTATCCAACGGTGCTTAAAGCCCTTTGGTGCAGGTGGTGCATCTAGTGATGACGGTGGAGCCCATGGTTTCCTTCGAGAAGTTTTCTCTCTAGTTTCAGACTCGCGTGATGGTAGTTTTTGCGGTTGTTTCGTTGTCATAATCATATGCCTACTCCTTCACGTACTTCGCATATTCGCTTAGTGGCACACCTAGTTTTTTTGAAATGGCAACTTGTGATGGTGTGAGTCTCACGGTGCCTTTGCGCCTTCCTGGACCTGCACTTCTATTAACAGAAGAAACTGCCTGGGTTGGCGAAACTTTATCAAATCGGTGAGGGAAAGTGTCCTTCATCCTTTTGTCTATTTCATTATAGTACGAATCGGATGTGGTGTCAAATCCTTCTTCAACCAGTTTACGATGAATTGAGAAAGATGTCAAGGTCATTGGTTCATCCTGTCCAAACCATTCGTTTTTGTTGGCCCAGTCCTCTGCCTTTGGATCCGGCGGCCTTGGGGCTGGTCTTTGCTGTGGATATGGTTGCTGAGGCATTTGTGGTTGTCGTGGGTCCACTCCTCGTGCCTCCATCTCCTGTCTCAATCTTTCACGCTGAGCCTTGTGGGATGCTGCACGTTCCTCCTCAATGGCTAAACGGCTAAGTTTAGTTTGAGCGTCAACTTGCTTTTCAGTATCACCCAAATCCATTGCTTCCTTTAATTCTCTTTTAGCATTGGTAATCTGAGATTCCACACGATCCCCATATTCAGCAACATATCCGGAATCAACTTGCTGTGCTCTACTTTTTATTTCTTGAGCATCACGCTGAACTCCCTGTGCATATTGAACAGCAGCTTGTTCGCGTCTTTCAGCTTCCCTCGCTCTTTTTGTTAATTTATCAATCCTGGATTGAACTTTTTTACCATAGTCTTCGACTTCTGATGAGCTAGCGCCTTCACTAACACCTACATCCACTTCTTTTGATGTATCGTCAGTATTGACTTTTTTAGGTGATTCATCGAGATTAACCTCTGTAGATGCACCCTCGGCAGGCAAGTCAACCATCTTGGCGTCTGCTTCTGATTGCATTTGCACTTGCATTTTTTGTTCTGCAGGCATATTTCCTCCTGTTATGTTTTAAATTGCAAGATATCCTCTGGGTCTTTTACCACAGCAATTATCTCGTCATCATTAAGTATTCTAACTTCACCACCCTCTATTCCAAAACGGGATCCGGCATAGCGACCGAATATAATCCAGTCATTTTCCTTGCACCATGGCCCATTTGGAAATCTATTTTTGTCACTGTAGGCATCTGGCCCTACTTTTAATACTAAGCCTGTTACTGTTGAAAAGCCCCTCTCCTCCATCGTCGTGTCGGACAATATTATTCCACCCTTAGTTTTTCCTTGACCCTTATAGGGGAGAACTAAAATTCTCCACCCAGTTGGGTTGGGTAATCGTTCTAATGCTTTATCAGTATCGAGATGCTTAACATTTTCAAGAGCCTCTTGCTGTATCTTAGTAATAAAACGATTCTCTTTGTCTTCAGCTAATTTATTATTTTTATCCGCTTCTATGGCGAGGTCTTTTTCCTCAAGAGCGAATCTACGCTTTGGTATCTCTTTGTTCTTCATCTTTCTGCAGGTCCTGTATCTCCTGTTCCATTATATTATAGCC